GAGTTCGCCTTCTTGAAACTTGCGGTCGGTAGGAATGTAGCGATCTCCCACTCAGGTGCAGGCACCAATGCGAACTTACTTTGTACATGTTCATTCAAGTAATGTTTGAAACACGGTTGGAAGTACTTCAACTTACTACTCTTAGCCAACAACTCATACGACATTTTGAATCGAGTGGAGTCATTGAATTTATTATTACTGGTAATATCCATTAACGCGTCCAACATCTTCGCACGTAGGATAGGAGGTAGATAGTGTAGGTTCAATCCATAGAACCCACCCTCGGCAGGCCCCACAACTACAACCAACGGAAACGTATCGTAGTACGGTAGTGTATCCTTATGTTTAGGATCATAGAAGAACATGTACATACTACCAATGATCTCCTGACTCTTCTGTTTCAGCGGTTCTTCTTTCATTAACGCTTCACGGTTGATGCTCCGAAGATTCTTAATCTTTTGACGAAACCAATCACGTGATTCTTTTGTGCGTGGTGTAATACCAGCACGGAACGCTTGTAGTTCTAATCGTTGAAATATGTTAGACATGAATGATCCCGTTTAAATTCCTACTTCTATTTATACAGAATGTAACCAGTTATCTATATTCAGAGTGTAGTCTTTGGCAACAAAGTTCACTATCTTAGACACATTGTCATAGTCAACATCTAAAATAAGGAATCGTTCTGCTCTAATATCATCACCAAAGAACCAGTTTATGACTGTCGCATGGTGTTGAGTTCTATATGTAATCCAATTCCACACTACCTCTTGGGTGGTAAGGGGTTTGCCTGACACCATTATCTCTTTACACTTCTCAAGTATGGGGGTGTTCATCCTGTTCTCTACAAAAATCGCTTCGGTTACACAGTTCAATATGAAGTATGCATCTGGGTACGCCTCGTACAGTTGTCGGTAGTATTGGTTACCTTCGATGTAGTCGTCGTTTTCAAAATAAGTCATGTTAATATAAACATTACTGTCACTGATTGTATGCAGTGGATCGTTGCCTGCTACGAGGTTACGTTTGATAGTCTTCGCAAGGTTTCTTCTACCCGAACTTATACTTGCGACAGAACAACCGCTGTCTAGCATAAGATCGATTAATGGTTGGTCGGACGAGTTGTCCATACCAATAAAGAATATCTTTGGTCTCATTTCTTTTTCTTTCGGAAGGGTGCTAGTTTTTTAATAGGTTTCTTGGTACGCATCTTCTGGGTAGACTTGGGCATGATACCCATAGCAGTCAGTTCCTTCTCAGTCCATATCTCGAAATGGTATCCCCGATCATCAGCATACTTCTTAGCAGCTGTCCACTTAGATTGATTCTTAATGTATGTCATGCCTTCGTTCAGGACGGTTCGACGAGACTTACCTTGTTTACGTTCAGGTAACTTAGTCTCCTTGAATGGTTTGACTTCTACCAGTACAACACGACCAGACTTATACTTGATAACGAAGTCCATGAAGTATCGATGAGGTTTATTGTCTGTTTCGCAGATGTAAGGTAACACGAGCTCTTCGGACATCCATTGTACCACGTCCAAACTATCGTCACACCACTTCATTACGTAACGTTCCCACCCAGAACGGTAGACAACGTTGTCCGCATCCCCAGCATACTTCTCAGGGTTCTTTGGTTTGTATCTACCTTTATATGTTTTCATTCTGAATTATATGTATAAATAGTATGACAGTATTTATAACATAGGCTTACCCCCATGGCAGAAGATAAAAGTGCGGAAGAGAAAAAACGAGACCTTAAAACTACAGAGGTTCTTTACTACCCTTTCGACAAAAGTGAACGGTATGGTGCTTGCATCACCTTCCATCCTAAAAAAATAGTTTCCCCTGAAATTGACGGTACTATGGACGAAGAGTCTCAATTTGCAGCTGCCATGGCCGGTGTAGATAGAGATCATGCCGCAATCGATGACGATAATGAAAAGAGTGATAAAAAACTAACCGACGAAGAAATCAAAAATCTAAAAGATCAAAGTAATAAGAAGTGGTTTAGTAAGGACAATAAATTAAACAAAGGACTTCTTCAATCTACCAAGACAGCTACGAATCTAAAGATGAAGTTGTATCTGCCTGCTGGATTTACTACTACTGATGGACTGTCGTATAGTAATGTTGACATAGGCCCACTTGGTGCTACAGCATTGAATCAGTTATCAGGGGGTTCAAGTCTTACTAGTATGGTGGGTAATGCATTAGCAACTGGAGTTAAGTCGGTCGGTGATTTATTCGCAGGGAATATCGGTGGTACCGATCTGGGTAAGTTAGCTGCGGTTCGAGGTGCACAGAGTATCCTAGGTAAGGCAATGCCCGAAGAGTTGAGGAATGCGGTGACCATCGCAGCTGGGGTAACAATAAATCCTAACACACGTGCTATGTTCAAGGGTGTAGCATTAAGAGAATTCCAATTCCAGTTTAAGTTCATCCCTAGGTCTGAGGACGAAGCAAAAGAAGTCGAGGCAATCATCTATAGATTCCGACATATGGCCTATCCAGAAAGTCTTGAACTAGACGGTGGTGTTAGTGCTGGTTACAAATATCCTAATATGTTTTCTATATCTTTAGATTATTATAATGGTGATGGTGATGAACCTAAACCAATAGGTACGAAAATAAAAGACTGTTATCTTAAATCTATAAGTACAAATTACAACCCTTCTTCTATGTCGTACCACAGCGATGGTAGACCAGTAGAATACGATCTAACACTGAGTTTCTCAGAAGATGTTGCACTAAACAAAACCGATATTGAGGAAGGTTACTAATGTCCTATTTTCAATCATTTCCTGCTACACTATATGAGTACGGTGAGAACAACGGAATTACTTTCGCAGAAGACCTAAGTGCATATGCAGAAGTCTTTGATAAAGTTAAGGACAATGATGCTTTCTATCAAGACTACTATGTTATGTTAGGAGAGAGACCGGATCATGCCGCGTACAGTTTGTATGACGACCCTCAACTACATTGGACGTTCTTTTTAATGAACCCTAAAATACGAGAAAGGGGTTGGCCAGAGAACTTACAGAACGTAGTTAAGAAACTCAAGTCGAGTCATCCGGATACTACATTGACCACACAGGATGAGTTGTTTGATAAGTTCAAGGTAGGACAGACAGTACAGGGACAGTTATCTCTTGCTACAGGTATCATTGTCAGAAAAGACCTAAACCTAGGACAACTCGTTATTAAAACGAGCGGTACCTTCTTGGTAGGGGGTGAACAAATCAACTCTACCGTTGAAGGAGGGGTTCTGCCAGAGATTATACAAACTGTATCTGCTGGGCCCGAGTATCTTTCTGCGAAATATTATACTGAAAATAGTGAACGAGTATCCATTAATCCGTATGTCGGGCCCGGCGCACTGTTGAGTGAGGTTAGTTATTACGACCACTACATTTCCGAGAACGAAGATTTAAAACAGATACGAGTTATAAAACCATCTGCCATAAGATCTGTGTCAAGGGCGTTCCTTGATGCTATGGAGTCGTAATGTCAAACGAAAGAAGAACTCCTTTTGAATTTCAAAGCATCTTACTGAAACCCAGTGGCGAGGGATATTTGCCTATAGAAATGAAACTATTGGTGACGGACTTAGATGTCTATGAGCACATAGATAAACCTTATCTAACAGGAATTATGGCCTTCCAAGACACTGCAAATATAATGAACGGTAGTAACATTCGTAGTGGAGATATGGTAACGATTAAGATACGAGATACCAAAGGAAAGATTTTCGTTGATAAGGTGTTTCGTATTGATAAAATTATGTCTGCTACTAGAATGGAACAGAACCAAAATTCTGAAAGCGTTGTTCTCCATATAGTAGAGAACCACTGGTACGAGTCTAACCTACGTAATGTAAACAAATCGTATAGTGGAAAACCAAGTAAGATCCTAACTGCAATATCTTCGGATCATTTGTTGAACAAAACGATAGAGTCTTCGGATACCGACACACAGTCTCTTAAAGTTATTGTACCCAACCTAACTCCTATTGAAGCTATGTGTTGGTTAAAGAACCGGACAACTACCGCTACGGGATATCCATTCTATCTATTCTCTTCGGTAAGGAATGATAAGTTACATTTCAGGGACTTGAGTGATATGATTACTAAGGAACCTTGGAATAGTAGTTCGCCACATTCGTATGCAGCATCCAACCAAGGACTTGGGGATGTCGCTATGCGAAGAACTATCAAGTCATATGAACACAAAAACACTGGTAACTTATTGACTCTTATCGATAAGGGTTTGGTTGGTGGAAATCACCAGTACCTTAACCCCACTTCAAATAAGATGGAAGTGGTTAAGTTTGACATTCACGAACATGTTATCAAACTATTAGAGACGGACAATATTTCTAAGAAGAGGGCTTTCTATTCCGAGGATCTGAAAGTTGGTGACAAATCTTTTAACAAGATGACTAGTCGAGTGACAACTCAGGTCACTTCGACCTCATCCATTTCTGGTGTAACTGACGAAGATTCTGGTGAAGTAACATACCCTCTCACCAGTTACGGGGAAGCTAAATCTTCTGCTGACTACAAAAGAGATGTCATTAGTCGAACTGTACTGGGGTTGATGCAACTTTCACCAATGTCCGTGACAGTGAATGGGTTAGATTTTGCTAATACCCTTGACAACACTATAGGCAGCGTTATGCGCATTGCCTTCTTACTAACAAATTTTACGCAGTCTACAAGAGAAACCTTTGATGGTAAGAAGTCTGGGGACTACCTAGTCTATTCAGCGAAACATTCCTTCAAAACTGAAGGGTATGATGTTTCACTAACATGTATGAAATTATCGAACGGTGGGTTCGAGGAGAAACGTAATGATCCCCAGTAACTTTATTGAATACTATGGAGACCAGACTCGTTGGTTCCTTGGTGAGGTTGTCGAGGTAAAGGACGACCCATTAAAACTCGGACGTGTTAAGGTTAGGGTATATGGGGTACATGACTCTTATGACTCTAAAGAAACAGAAAAATATTCAATCTCCGACGAAGATTTACCTTGGGCACAGATCGTTGTACCTGTCACTACGGGTGTCCATAAAGGTAAGGGACAGTACCTAGGTATCCTCAAGGGTACACAGGTGTTCGGTATGTTCTTGGACGGTAAGAGTTCTCAGTTACCTATGGTGATTGGTACTGTACCTAAAGAAGGTGATGCGAACCCTAAGGCGGATGCCAACTATCCTACCAACAAAGTGTACGAGACAGAG